TTACGACAGGCAACAGGGCTAAATCTGAAGCCACTTGGCAACGACGACCTGAGAGACCAGATGGTAATGACTACGTTTGGAAAAGGAGACCACCCGGATCACGAGGGACTGGTATTAAGATCTTGGAAGGAGCTACAGGCACACAAGGACAGCAGGATACTGGGATCCATACCGTTCAGAGATATTCGCAACTCACGACAGATAAAGGAACTTGAAGAGCGTAAGGCAGAAGGTGCTGAGTTCTTCTATGATGACTTCGGTAAGATGTCATACGAGATTGGAAAGTCAGTTAAGCAGAGAAGGGAAGCCGAGGCAAAGATAGCGGAGAAGTTTTATGGCACGGTTAACCCCGGAGAGAAAGGCAACCCAAACCCCGGTTACCAAGGCAAGGAAGCATGGTCTCCCAGTAGTTTCAGGGCAGCTCTAAAGGCAGCCAACAGGGATCATCGAATAAGGAAAGAGGCCATAGAGACTGTTTACAGCACTGATCCCAACGTACTAAAGATCATGGCTGAACAGAACGTAGAACCTTCTCGAAGTACAGAGTCTCTTGAATGGGCTATATATAAATTCGGAAAGCTACGGGAGGTTTACAGAGATCCTATCTCAGGAGACATAGACTACAAGATGAAAAGAGAAGGCTTAACCCTTGACGAGGCATGGGAAGCCGAGACTTCGGGATGGGATGATGAGGAAGAGGCAGAGACTGGCGGCCTTCTGGACAGGTTCAATATGTGGCTGGATCAGGGAGACCACCATCCGCTAGTAGATGAATACTACGATGCCTTGAAGGTTCTGGACAATGCCGGGTACTGGCAGGACGGGCCTAAAGTTCAGGGTGATGAGTTCCATAGACAGCTCAATGCCCTTGCTGGACATCAGGGACTCTCGTATGAAGAGGGGCTGAACATATGGGATATTTATCTTTCAGCATCTGTCGAGGAGAGAAGAAGGCTACGGGCGCACCCAAGCAACTGGGCCGTCCAGTATATAATAAAGAATATGGATGTTGTCAGGAAGGCTCACAGGTTCAAGACCGTGATGCGGAACCCTGCACTGGACAAGCTTTTAATAAAATGGTTTGGCAATACCCCGTACTTGCAGGAGAATGGAAGATACTACTATGAGCTTTACGGGAAGCTGCCGTCGAGTTATCGTAAGAACCCATATTTATAAACGGAGGTAAAGATGGTTACGCAGAATCAGGAACAGACACAGGAACAGGTGCAGGTACAGGAGACCGGGGCTGATAACGCAGCTCCAGCAGAGGCTCCAGTAGAGGCTGCGGATGAATCGCAGCCCTCGATACTGGAGGAGATAGATAGGTTAAACAATGCTCCCGAAGTGGATATAACTACCCCTGTAGAAGAACCCGCTGTCAGTACGCCTGCTGAACCCCAGACTCCGCAGCCTGTTGCAGAAGTAAAGCCCGAAGATACGAAGACTGAGACCCCACAGGCAGAGGCACCGCAAGTTCCACAGCCTACCCAAGAACAGTTGCAGGCGATGCAGAGACAGGCTGTCGAGTACGAGGAAATAAAGCGCAAGGCTGCGATACACGAGGAGACACGGAAGTACCAGCAGCAGCTAGAGCAGCAGGGGTACTCCGAGGATCAGGCGCAGCAGGGAGCGCAGCAGTACATACAGAGCCGTCAGGCACAACAGGGACTAATGCAGAAGGCTGACGAGTACGGTCAGCATATCTTGGGAAAGGTAAATGCCTCAGAGCATTTCGCCCAGAAGTATGATCTTGGTATGGCTGACCTTCCTGCGTTAAGGCAGGCAGAAACCCCTGAAGTCATGGAAGAATTAGCCAAGAGAATGTCTGAGGATCGTAAGATGAGAGCTGAACTTGATCAGCTACGAAAAGCACAGGTTCCACCCCAGCAGTTCGATAACTCTCAGGGGGAGCCTCAAGTAGCAGCTAGTGACGCTAGTTGGTTAGACAGGTATAATGCAGGGGATACGTCGCCTCAAGCGCAGGCGGCGGCAAGAAAAGCAGCAGGTCTAAGTTAAGACTAAGGAGGTCTTGATATGGCGCAAACAGCAACAACGGGTAATCTTGAAAGTGCCCAGAGAATAATTATCGCCAGCGCACGATATACAGAAGAACATAATGCGCCAGCTATGGCCCTTATAGAATCATTCAGTCTTCCGAAGGGATCGAAACAGGTCACCGTTCCGAAAGTAGGACAGATGACCATATCCGATCTTACCGACGGGCAAGACATTGTCGATGAGGAAGAGATTGGTATGACCACGGTAGACCTGACGGCATCAGAGGTCGGGGCCAAGGTAATCCTGACAGACAAGCTGGTCAGGCAAAGTGCCGACAATGTCTTCTCCATAGTGGGCAGGCAGCTTGGTGACGGCATGGCCCGTAAAAAAGATACTGATGTACACTCGTTGTACTCAGGCTTAAATGGTGGCACCACTCTTGGTACTGCTGGAACCACCATGAAACTTGCTAACGTGGCAGCGGCGATAGCTTATGCCAAGGCAAATAAGTTTGGCACCCAGCTATATATACTCCAGCACCCGAATGCGGTGTTCGATATTGCCAACACGGCAGTAACGGCATCTCAAACATACCCGGTTCCGAAGGGATGGAGTGAGGACTTGCTAGGGGAATTCTTTAGTGGGCTAAGACCTCTCAATGGTGTGCCCATTTTCGAGGATGGAAATTTGTCAGTAGATAGCGATGATGACGCTATTGGCGTTATAGCTGATAAGTCAGCACTTGCAGTACTCAAGTCAGTAGACACCCGCACGGAGCGACAGCGTGATGCCTCTCTCAGGGCAACTGAGCTGGTAATGACCGCTGACTATGGTGTGTTCGAGCTTGATGACAGCCGTGGCGCAGCACTCACGATGGATGCAGCGGCACCGTCTACGACTACATAACTATAGATTGCTAGTTTAGGTGTACACCTAACTGGAGGACTAGCGTGGTAACAACGGTTGAGAGACAGAGACAGAGAGCGGAGCTGGTAGCACAGGGGTATTCTTGGGAGTACATAGATGAATGGCAGCCCAAGACCACCCTGTACCGCCACACTCCGGGTTTAAATACATCAGGTGGCGAGGTGTTCCCCGTAGGTACTCCCATAAAGGGAGTGCCGGGGAACCCCGATTACGTCTTGAGGAAGTCACGGCTGGGTATGCTCCCGTACCCACCGGGCGAAGGATGTGAATGCAAGTGGTGTGCTGTTCGCAGCACCCATGCAGAGCCTGTCACGGAGACAGGTGAGGAGTTCACATCAGAGGAGTCAGTGCCTTGTCAGGAGTGTGGAGAAGAAGTCTCCGCACTTACCAAGGCAGGGGCACTCTCAAGATTGCGTGTTCATATGAAGACGCATCAGGGATCTGTATAGCTGTAACGATTAGCCGAGGCTGTACAGAAAAATAAATATCGGCTGGTCGCAGGACATTGAGCCTGCTCAAATAAAAGACCTTTAAGGAGGTTTAGAATGGCGTTTCCACTATCGGTGAATTTATCTTATGGGATGGAAAAGGTAGAGACTTCTGACCAGCGACAGAAGCTGGGCACAAGGGCAACTACCCCGGACGGCAGGGTATTTTACTACGCCTTAAATAGCAGTGCTGATATTGCAACGGGAGGGTTGCTAGTAGATGGACTTCTTAATGAAGCCGACCATGATATGGATAAGGCTGCTACTGCGGCTCATTCAGTAGGTGATACTACTATCAGTTTAGAAATAACTGAGGCTTCAGGTGGTTCTGGCGACCTTGTGAAAAATGAATACGCAGACGGGTACATGATGTTTAATGACGGCCCCGGAGAAGGAGAGGTTTATCGGATTAAGTCTCATCCTGCTCACGATGCATCATCCGATGCAACTGCAATATTTACCCTTGATGAGCCAGACGGTATTAGAACCGCTCTGACCACAAGCTCACTTGCGGGACTTTTTAAGAGTCCATATAACGCTGTTGCTTTAGTTGATGGCGATGGAACTCTGACATTTAGAACTGGCGTACTCGGCGTAACAACTATACCTGTAACAGCAAGTTATTACTGTTGGATTCAGACTTCTGGTATAGCTACTGTTGCTCTTGGAGCGCAAGTTGGTGTCGTTGGTGACGCTTTAACTATATCTCAAGAGAGTGGTGAGTCTGGTAAGGCAGAAAGAGCAGACCATTCTGATGAATCTGACCTAGCAACCATAGGAGTTGCGATAGGAATACCTTCAGTATCGGGTGATAAACAGGCTTGTATGTTGCATATTAGGGCTTAAATGGTCTCAGAACTCTGGACTCCACCGGGAGTAACCCATAATAGGGTTACCCCGGTGGGGCGCAATGCTGATACAGGTGGGTTAATATACGAGTATCAGTTTGTGGTACACGATGAGGTCACCAATCGAAAGAATCAGTTCAGGGTACTGGTAGATGACGAGACTTCCAAGGCACAGATAGAAGAGATGGTTGGCAATGCAATGGAGAGCTGGCTTATCGATGTGAGGATGCGGCACAGTAAGCCTGCTCCGACTCCATCGCAGCGCAAGGAAATCGGCAAGATCCTAGACGATATAAGGATCAAGTCAACCAAGCGCAAGCGGAGTTCCAACAACAGGATTTACTATAATGGTCTACGATAAGGAGGTATCATGACCGATACAGAGGTTAGGGTAACAGAGGCTGATCTATCGATGGTAATTACCCAGAAGGTAAACCTATGTACGAGCCTAGAAGTTCGACTAGCTGCGCTCTCTAGGACTCTAGAGGAGCGAGAAGCAAGGGTCGCCGAGCTTGAGCAGAAACTCACAGGCCTTAACGGCAAGGAGCCAGTAGATGCCAAAGGTGGGAAAGAAGAAGTTCCCTTACACAACTAAGGGTAAGAAAGCAGCACAGTCCTACGCTAAGAAGACCAAAAAGAAGGTCATGCGTAAGGCTAAATAATAGGCAGCATGGAGAATAGTAATGGCTATTGTCCAAGGACGCACACGGGCGCAGCTAAGACAATCTGTTGGCTATAACCTAGGTGCGATATATGTATCTTCTGCCAGTGGCAATGGATCCACCACAACGATAGTTGATTCCAGCCTGATAGGCGGGGATGACAACCATATAGGCAAGTGGGTCGTCTTCAACGACGCTGACGGGACTGCGGGGCAGGTCACCCGTGTCAGCGATTACGCAACGAGCGGCACCGTCCTCTCTGTATCTCCTGCCATATCATCCTCGGTTACCAATGACACCTATGAGTTGTGGGACGATATCTATCCCCCTGCCCGTATAGACGACCTGATAAACCAGTCCATACTGGATGCTACCGGGGCAGCCTATGACCCTGCGGAGAACCCCAATATGTCCAGTTCTCCCCATACTGGCCTGCACTCAGACGGCAAGACCCTGCGGTACGATGTGCCTTCAGGGTTCTCGATGATACAGAATATCTACTACCGATCCAAGGTGGATTCTATCCGTCTTCATGCCTGTGCCGAAGCATTCGACGAGACAGTAGACAGTGACATTACGGTCTCACTTGATACTAAGGATAGGAAACAGGGGACACAGAGCTGCAAGTTTGTTATAGCATCGGGAGCATCTGCCGGAGATATAGCCACGGACTCGATCACCAGCAAGGACATCTCCGGCTACGACTATATAGAATTCTGGGCCAAGAGTACGGTAGCTACATCGGCTGGTAACTTGAAGATATTGCTTGATGATACTGCCAGTTGTGCATCACCCATAGAGACACTTAATGTTCCTGCACTATCTGCCAATACATGGACATTCTGTCGTGTGGCCCTATCCAATCCTGAAACAGACACGGCTATCATATCCGTGGGACTTGAATACGATGCTGATATAGGTACTACCACTGTATGGCTGGACGATATAAGCGTGGTTAAGAACGACTCCGCACACTGGGAGAAGCTTCCTCGAAACCTGTGGAAGATAGATAAGCAGGAGCAGGATATAGTTCTGGATAACTATACCCACGGGGTTGCCAGATATAATTTACTCAAACTTGTAGGTGGCGATAAGCCATCCCTACTTACATCAGACTCAGCTACCCCAGAGATAGATGAGCAGTACATAATAGCTAGGACTACGGCCCTAGCCTTCGCATCAGCTTCCGGCGGCCCCAACACAGACCCGGACAACAAGAACAACATGGCTGGGTTCTGGATGGGTTTGTCCCAACAGGCCCGTCGTGCATTTCCAATATTAACTGATGTTCGATTGGTGCAGTAATGGCCTCAAAGGTAACCGAGGCCAATGAGATCTTTCTCAACAATGTCTACTATCCGCTGGTAGCCCCCGTACAGAGCGCACTTGCGTCTGTCTATCCGGGCAAGGTTGTCATTGGAGATACGTCCAAGGATTCCCAGACCCGGACTTCCATCATAGCTTGGTCTGACTGGCGTGGTGGTATAGGCGTAGACCGCATGGAGGGGTCAGGGGATGTGAATCGTGCATGGTGGTCTGACTGCCAGCTACGTTACAAGAACCACCTCGTGCTGGGTAACCTTGCCAACAAGACGGATACCATAGGTCACGGCCTTGCTACTTCTGGCGCAGGAACTGGTATAGCTGCTATCAACGAGTTCGATGACAAGATATACGCTGTATGGAACGGATCTGATGGTGAGAACCCGAAGATATATGTCTATAACAATACGAATGATTACTGGTGGGACGGCAGAACCGAGGATAACTATATCAGCCAGAGCGGAAGTGACAGCTTCGGGGTTCCAGATCAGGTCACGGACTCACTGAATTTCACAAAGAATGACGGGACAAACTACCTTGTACTCGCACACTATGATTCCAATGGCAGCGGTTACAGCTATGCCACCGTGCCCAGCTATGATGGAAGCAACAATGCGGCATGGACTAACGACACATATGATACCAAGTACCTGACCCAGTGGGACAACAGGCTATGGGGTATCTCTCATGCAGGACAGCTATGGTATGCACACTCTCCCGGTACGGAGATTGCCGATGCCATACTTCCACTTCCGGCAGGGTATTGCACAGGACTCTTCATTGCCCGTGACGCTGCTGGTGAACCTATAATCTACGTTGCCAGCAAGCTTGGACTCTGGGCACACGATGCGGCAAACGCACGGTTCGTTAAGACAGAGGTGGAGTTCCCATTCCATCCACACGGCGGCAAGGGCACCCAGAGATGGCGTGACTCCATATACTTTCCCAGCGGGTTAGGACTGTACAGGTATATAAACGGTGCTAACGCAGCCGTACTGACCGTTACTGGCCCCGACAGGGACGATGGGATGCCTTCGGGCAACAGGGGCACGATCATGCTGACCGAGGGCACTCACAACGAGCTACTCGTGGGGGTGGATGCGACTACCGCTCCGACCATAACAAGCTCCGACAGCATACCGTACCAGTGGAGGGGCGCAGGGCCGTCGGGTCACGGCTCCCCGGTTATAAATAAAAGTACTGGTTCCAGTAGTATCCTCGGATACGATGAGCTTGGCTGGGAGGTCAAGTGGGTAGCGGATACTGAAGGCAGAAGGATAGATGCGATGCACGTATCCAATGCCTACAGTGATGTGAACGAGAACTACAGGCTGTGGTTTGGGTTTGATGACTACGTCTACTACATGAAACTCCCTGTGGACATCATAAACCCGTCCAAGGTTACGGAGTTTGAGTACGAAACATCAGGCACACATGAGACACCGTGGTTCAACGCAGGCCAGAGCGAGATAAACAAGCTTGCCTTGAAATTAAAAGTAGAGATTCAGGACTCGTCAAGTTCTGAAACCGTACAGGTAGAATATGCTACGAACTACACCGAGTCCTACACTTCTCTTGGAACTATTACCAGTGATGGTATCACTACCTATACCTTTGGTAGCTCTGCCGGGACTGAGTTCAGGGCCATTAAGTTCAAGCTTACACTGTCTAGGGCTAACTCAGTAGCCGCAGACAAGAAGAAGACCCCCGACGTTGTGTCTATGACGCTTGAGTGGAGAAAGAAACTCGAAGCCAAGTGGGGCCATCAGGCACGAATCAACCTGAACAAGACCTACAAGGGAAAGTCTCCCAAAGACCTGAGATCTTCCCTTGTCAGTGCTACCGAGTCTGCGACTCTGGTAGAGTTCACCTTCAGGGATGATTCCGGCACTACCCGCAACTACTATGTAGATGTGGTATCTGCTTCCGGGGTCGAGGGTAGCGGGTACGACGAGCGTGGTATGTCTACGGTTAATCTGGTGGAGCCATGAGATTTCACACCAACAGGTCTAGGGTATCTTCTGCCGGGACAAGGGTTGCCCTGTCTGCTGCTACTGGCTCACCTGACTCTAATAGCCGTGTGCTATGGATCAAGGTATCTGCCCGTACAGGCAATGGCAGCATCATTTATTTTGGAGACTCTACCGTATCCAGCACCCTTGGGTACGAGCTGTCGGCTAACGACAGCCTCGAACTTAATCTCAGGGACTCTGGCGGGTCAGTACCTCTCAGTGTCTTCTATGCCGATGCATCAGGTAGCAACCAAGACTTGGACTGGGCAGTAATACTGGAAGGCTAATGACAACACAGAAAGAAGCAATACCGCCCTCATGGCAGGGAACGGAGCCTGAGTGGATCCTGTTCCTTACTCTGAACCGTGCGGGAAAGATACCGGGACGAGACTTTCTATACAGGGGCAGTAGCCCGGAGGGGGGTATCACGTTCCAGTTCATGGCACCGCCTGACCTTGGTATCAACGTGACAGGCATGATGCAGGACTTCTCGACAGGCACGGAAAATAGCGGCGTAAACCAGATAACAAGACAACAGGCACTGGGTTTAGGTGTACACCTAATCTTTATAGACGACGTTGATTTAAAGCAAGACCCGACATATTATGTTGAAGAGGCACTTAAATACCGTGACCACTCTCACATGGGAGGGTAGATTATGACTGTTAATTTTAGAGGGCATTTATTTCAGGATGACGGGGATCCTTTAGAGGGTGCTACCGTCCAGCTCCTTGAGACTGGCACGACCACGGTAGAGGCATCGACCACTACCAACTCTGACGGACTCTGGTATTTTAATGAGGCCGATCAGGACAGGTATGACGTTAAGATCGCTCAAGACAGTACCAGCGTGAGATACATACGCTGGGACGATCAGATCTCCCTCAAGGAGATCGATGTACGCAATAACACGGGTGCTACCACACCTGCTGCCACGTTCACCAACCTAACTAACAATGCATCTAACCAAGTTGCAGTATTCAGTGGTGCTAAAACGACAAGGGCAGATGGAGATGAGATATACCTTTCCTTTATCTTGGCAAATGACAATGCCGAGTTAACAGAATTTGCTCGTATAACTGCTGAAGCTAATGATGTTTCAAATGGTAGTGAAGACGGAGAGATCCGATTTGACATTATGAAGGGTGGAACACTAACTACTGTATGGACATTAGATTCTAGTGCATCAGACACTGTGGGATTTGATTTGAACGTGGATGCCCTGACAATAGGGTCTGGGGCAGATACGGATGTATCCCTAACATTCGATGCTAACAGTGCAGACGGTGTTATCACATGGATGGAAGACGAGGACTACTTCAAGTTCTCTG